ATGAATGGATGAAGGACTATCGCAGACACGTCTGGGAGGCTCCTACGCATTCAGCCATTTCAAGAGTTGAAAACCTACTTCACAAGATCCGGCAAGCTGATGACTTCCGTATATCTTTCAATGAATCGGAAATTGAAACGGGTATTCCAAAGGAAAGAGCCTTTAAAAAGTATCTTACACAGGATATGCCTGTTGTTGGCAACCTTGAAGATTGGATTTTTCAACTGTTCCAAAAGGCTTATCTATCTGATCCAAACTCACTTGTCTTTATTGGCCCCGATTATGAATCTCTGAAGTATGAAGATGTAGATTTTTCACGACCATATCCACAAATCATTGAATCGGAACAAATCTTAAAGGTAACTGATGACTATGTCTTCTTTGAGGTGTCAGAGGACTATTATGAAGATGAAAGATGCGCAATTGGAATTGATAAGACAAGTGCCTGGATAATTAAGTGGAACACAAAAGATCAAACGCAGGAGTCAATTAAGTACGATGTTATTCCAAGAATTGACATTTGGAAGGAATTTCCAATTAAAAAGGTTGGAACAATCGCTTCTGAGATTGAAGAAAAGGTAGTTGTTTGGGATTCAATCTTGACCGGGGCTTTGTCCAGTTGGAATATTGCGCTCAGACGAGCGGATGACAACGAGATCATTTGGGTAAAATATGCCTATCCCAAAGAATGGGAAATTAGCTCCGGAACTTGCAAAACTTGTAAAGGATTTGGTCGGGTTTTTGGAACAAATAATATTCAATCTGACTGCAAAACCTGTGCAGGAACGGGCAACATATCAACTGAAACGCCATTCAATAAACTGGTTATAAATGTAACCAAATCAAACGCATTGAACCCTGACAATCCAACCATTCCAGTTCCACCTATGGGAATTGTGGAAAGGCCATTGGATGTCATAAAAGAATTTAGAACCGAAATTGAAATTCAGATTGAAAGAGGTTTCAAGGCGTTGGGATTAGAGAATCTTTTTCAGGTTCCTTTGTCAACATCTGGAGAATCAAAGATTCAAGATAAAAAAGAGGTACATACTTTCCTCTATCAGATTGCGGTTGTGTATGTATCCATGTATGAATGGGTCGCATTACAATGCCATAACCAGATATACGGCACGTTGACCGAATCTGGAGTGCTGAACATTGAACAGGCAATAAAAGCCTTGCCAACGGTCACAATACCCACTGAATTTGACATTCTATCTGCTGCGGCAATAGCCGATTCATTGGCACTTGCAAAAGATAAAAACTTTGGCCCTGAAATTATCAATGGACTGGAAAGGGATTTGCTCATTAAACAATACGGCGAGAACTCGGATGCTGTCAGAAGGCAAAGAATATTGAACATCCTTGATCCATTGCCAAACCTGAAACCAGATGAAAAAGCACTTTACAAAGAGGCTGGTTTGGTTTCTGAATTAGATGCTTTGATTTCTGTTAAACTTCCTGCTTATATCAATCGTTTGGTTGCGACTGATCCTAAGTGGTGGGATAAGGAATACAGCCTTATGGAATCGGATATAAAGCAATTAGCCGCCAATGAACTTGAATTCATTAAAGCGGCTAATGTTGGAAGGTTGGAGTTTAACGCTTAGAAACCTAAGCTAAGTTGCGACTTCTCCATTACGGCTGAATTACAATTCCTAACCGCCAAATCATAATAAGATTCTTTCAATTCAGAACCACGTCCTTTCCTACCCATTTTAACAGCCTTGAAAACTTCGCTTCCAATTCCCAAAAAAGGAGTGTAAACGGTTTCGCCAGGGTTAGACCACATAGCAATACAGCGTTCAATTATATCAAGTTGAAGAGGTGCAATATGCTTTTCGTCCTTTTCATTCCTGGCTCCTTTGTAATTATTGAGAACGTCGGTTCTGTTTATGTCCATCCACGAATCACAATACCAATCTAAAGGAAGGTCAGGATTGCAATTAAATTTTAGTCTAAAATTTTCAGCTTTCAACTCAAGTAATTGGCTTATCAAATCAGACTTTTCAAGTTCCAATAAATCAGGTTTATAAACCGGACTTGCCCACTCTTGCCACGTTGGAATCGGAAAGTTTGCCTTTGTTTTGTTTGTGATTGGCTCCCACATTGACTCGTCTCCTTCCCATTTTCTAAAAACGGTAATGTATTCAGGCATTCCAATACCGGAGTAACTTGCGTCACTTGTGACTTGTTTATGCAATAGTCTTTGTGTTTTTGTCCTTTGCATTTCAAGTACCGGATCAATCCAGATGGTAATTTTTGAATGATACTTAAATCCGGCCTTTTCCATTGCCCTGTGATAATCTCCGGTAAAATCCCACATTCCAGAATAACCAGAACTGTTTTTGTATCGGGCTAAATCTTTGGAGTGAACGCAAACCAATCTGCCAGGCTTCATAATCCGGTAAAGTTCTTTTAATATGAATGCGTTTTGTTCAAAGAATTCAGCATCAGATGAACAATTGCCTAGATCCCTTATATTGTCTGAATATGTAAATAGAGTTGAAAACGGAGGACTGAATACTGAAAAATCCATTGAATTAGATTCGATTGTCTGAATATCTTCGCATGAATCAGCGTTGGCAATATTAAACCATTCATTTTTAACCCTCTTTCCTGAATAGTCAATTGATAGGCCAAAAGATTGGCCATTGACCGCCTTTGATATTTCTTCCATCATTTTGTTGAACTGTTTTTGTTTGAATTCTATTGTTTTTGCTACATTTTCCATTGTATCAGTTGAGATCAAATAAATATTAACATCTTCCTTTTGTCCGAAACGATACGATCTTCTGATTGCCTGGTATAAGCCTTCAAATGAAAAGTCAAGGGCTGCAAATATCTGATTTCGGCAATGTTGATAATTCAGCCCAAACTGAGCAATCTTCTTTTTTGTAACTAATACCCGAAACTCTCCTTTTGCAAAACCTAGCAACCTGGATTCTTTTACTTTTGGATTGTCAGAACCACGAACCGCAACGGCATCAGGAATTAATTCCAAAACCTTTTTTTCTTCTTCGTTCTGATTAATCCATATTATAAATGGCTCAGTTGAAAGATTTACAATTTGTGCAACCGCCTCAATCCTGGGCAATATTGTAAGCCTTAATTCCCTATTGAATTCAGTAGCATTGACAGACGAATCATTGAATATCTTACCGTTCTCTTTCTTGTCGGTTTTTATCTGAGATTCAAAATAATTCAGCTTTGGCAAAATATAATTTGATCCATCAAAACCCAAATCTGCAGGACTTCTTAAAACAGATGACCAACTAGAAATCCAACCGTAAAAGTCTGTATCGGCATGGCCTTTCAATCGGTAGTTATTCATTCCTTCATCACGAACAAACCAACGCATTCTCATATCATTTGCGTCCATTACATCTAAGAATTCTGCATGATTGCCAATCTCATTCAGGTCGTTTGGCGCTGGAGTTGCAGTGCAGGCAAGTTTATATTTAGTATCTGCAAATAAATTAATAATCAGATTTTTATAAACACCTGTATAATTTTTCAGAATAGAACTTTCATCTAAAACAATACCCGAAAAAACAGAGCAATCTATATTTTCAATTTGTTCATAGTTTGAAATGTAAATGCCAGATCCAAAGATTTCAGACTTGATTTTTTCAACGGGAATTCCAAAAGTATTGCCTTGGTCAATTGTTTGACCAGACACCGCAAGAGGGCAAAGGATTAAAACGGGCTTATTGGTTTGTTTTACGATTCGATTTGCCCACTCCAATTGCATGAAAGTCTTTCCTAATCCACAATCCGCAAAGACTGCGTATTTTCCCGCTTTTAATGCTCTTTTTACAATGAACTTTTGAAATGGGAATAGTAGTGGGTTCAGTTCTGATTCATCAATGTCAAAACCAGAATGAACGATTGATTTCTGTTTCTGTTTTAGAAACTCTTTGTATTCCATAATGTTTTTTATTTTTGTTTCCACAAATGTAAAACCATTTTTACAAATAAGACCTATTTTATTTTAATTATTTTTGACCATGCTTTCAAACGAACAGGAAGAAATCATTCGCAAAATTGAAGAACTGCAACTGGCAACGGAAAAGGCATTCATTGACAAATACCCGACAATCTTCAAAGACCTTTATGCAGATGTTCTTTCCGTAACTTCTGATGTTCGATTTGCTGCAAGTGCTAATAGCCGAGCCAAGCAACTCTATGAATTGATGAAGATCAAGAAACGTATTGCCGCAATTGTCACTGAAAACAAAGAATTCCAAAATGCAGTCAAAGAAGTAACTGATTCGTTTATTGAGGTCAGGAATTTAACGGATGACTATTTCAGGACCATTATTGACGGCTATAAGCCTAACCAGGAGCTTTACAAAGCAATCCTGAAAGCCAATGTGGATGCGACAAAAGATGCTCTTCTAGGGGCTGGAATACAGGAACAATTTGCAGCACCAATTACCAATTTACTTAGGTCAACTCTGACAAAGAAAAGCACCAAAGAACCTTTTGATGTTGCTTTGAGAAAGTTGATTGAGGGTTTTGGGGAGCAGAAACCAGTTTTGGAAGCTGCATTGCAAAGGAATGCTAGGGATGGAATACAGTTTTTTAATGCGAATTATTTGGAAGTAGTTTCGGCTGATCTTAATATTTCGTATTACATTTATTCAGGAACGGTGATTGGTGATTCAAGGCCATTCTGTGCAGCAAGAGCCGGAAAGATATTTAAAAAGTCAACGGTTCAGGGATGGGCAAAATTGGAATGGAATGGGAAAATAGCTGGCACTACGGCTGAAACAATATTTACCTTCAGAGGAGGCTGGAATTGCCGCCACCAATTATTTCCTTCGACAAAGGCAGCATTCACTATTCAAGAGAAAAGAAAGCAGTCTTAGCAGCAACCGCCTCTTCAATTGTGGCATAATTTCCAAATTCTTTTGTTTTACCATCAACAGGAAGTCTTAGTCTATATCTGCCGTTTGAAGATCGGAATGTAATGCCAATGTGCTTAGTTTTTGAAACAATTTGTTTGTAATGATGAATATTACCAATCGCATCAATCCATTCTAAATTTGAAACATGGTTGTTTTTGGGGTCAAGGTCTTTATGGTTGATTTGTGGCAAATTATCCGGATTTGGGATAAAGGCAATTGCTACTAATCTATGAACATAAAAGCGTAAACTAGAAACAACATTAGAAAGTCTGACCTGCATTCGGCCATTAGAGTTTAAATGTGGATTTAATAATCTCCCCTTTAGCTTTCTGTCAAACTCCCTAAACTTATGAATTCTGTCAACAGCAAAAACCCGCCCTAAATTACTTACCATGTAAAACCCTTCATACCCTACAACATCCTTCCAAATCTCGCCTTCCAATATTTCAATATTCATAAAAATTCAAAAGCCCGATCAAACAGGTAGTGGATCTGTTCAATCAGGCTTTAAGGTTCAAAACCAAGATCTTTGTTTTGGCCACTACTCCGCAACAGTCCAAAGATACAAATTTTCCTTTATTTTTACATCATGGCTGCAAAGAAATTCAAAGCAACAATCAACGGTAAAGCCCGATCATTCGGGGCAAAGGGTTATTCTATTGCCCCTGGAACAAAGAAAGGCGATGCCTATTGCGCACGTTCATCTGGAATCAAAAAGTGCAAGAATCCACCTTGTGCAAATGCCTTATCAAGACAGGCGTGGGGATGCGTTGGTAAGAAGTCAGTAAAAAGTAAAGCCAAGAAATTTAAAAGACTGTAAATTCGCAAAAAATTAAAGTCATGCCAAACTGCCTCCAAGATTATATTAGCCTTAAAGGATGCTCAAACGAATTGCCTGAATCAGGAATATTCCTAAATGATCTTCCAGGCATGAGTAATGAGTTTCTTGATTCAATTGCAACAGGCGATCAGGTAACTTATCAGGGCGTTTGGCAGAGCGTGCAGCGAATTGTCTATGAACAAATCAAAACCCAAATCCATCAACATCTATACGACTTTGGTCAAGTAGAAATGGATCAGGTTCTTTTTGAAACCAACCGGATCAACATATTTGACCGACAAGTAATTCAACCAGTTGGCCCGGATCCTGTGTATAAAGGTTTCTTCATGTCTGCCTTTGGCTCAAAGTATCTGTCCGCTCGATTGCTTAATCTCTACGTTTATAATTCAGGTGCAGCTGTCAATGATGTTCCTTTCAAAGTGTTTAATACTTTCGATTGGACTATTCTTTATGAAACCACTATTGACCTGGTAGAAGGAATGAATACCATTCCAGTTAATCAATTGTTTTCGGGTGTTTTCAATGGCTTAAATCTATTCTTTGCAGTTGACTGTACCA